GGCGGAGGCCTGCTGATAAGCGGCGCCGGCCTCGATGTCGGTCCACTCCTGTTCCAGGGCCCAGCGTTTGCAGTCATATTCGTCCAAAATGATGCTCTTTATCTTTTCAGAAATATCCCGCTGTATCTGTTCCCGGTCCCCGGCCAGTTTCGCGGCCGCTGTTTTTTCGGCGGCGGAAATCTGGTCCAGGGAGAGCAGCTTGTACTGGATGACCTGGTCCTCGATGGCCCGGCGCTCGTCGGCCGAGGCCTTTTGGTAGGCCTCGCTCTGCTGCAGATCAGCCCACTCCTGTTCCAGGGCCCAGCGCTTGTAGTTATATTCGTCCAGGACCATCGAATTGATTTTTTCGGTCAGGTCCCGCTGCATCTGTTCCCGGTCCCGGGCCTGTTTCGCGGCGTCGCGTCCGCCGCCGCCACCGCCAAGGGTTGGCGACGGGGACGGAGAAGGCTTGGGGCCGGGCCTGGGAGAGGGCCGGGGGCCCTGGGAAGCGGCGAACCGGTCAAAGTCGTCGACCAGTTTCTTGAGGTCCTGATAATTGGCCGTGATCAGGTCTATCCACCTGATATAGCCCTGGCTGGCCAGGGCCAGGCCGGCGGCCTGGGTCTTGACCACCTCGACCATATGGGCCAGAGCGGCCAGCGCCACCGCGCCCTTGCGGCCGCCCAGGAGCAGGCCGACCAGCCCCCATTCAAAGATGGCCGGGTCATAGGAAACGATGCTCCAGACTCTGTCCAGGGCCGTTTTAACCGACTCGATATATTCCGGCACCCGCTGGCGGATGATGTCTTCATTAATGTCCAGCCAGGTCTGAAAGCGGCTGTTGATTTCGTCCAGGACGGTTTTCAGCTCGCTGTAAACCCCGGCGGCCATGACCTGGTTGCGGAAGAGGTTCCACTTGTCCAGAATCATGGACACAGCCCCGTCCCAGGTGTTTTTCATTTTGTCGGTGGCGCCGCGGAACTGGCTGTCGGCCCTGGTCCAGGCGTCCAGCAGCTTCCGTCTCGTTTCCTCGGCGGAGTAGGCCACTCCGGACTCAAAGCCGAGCATGGCCAGGATGCCCCGCTCGCGGAACCGGTCCGCGGCGGCCGCGCCGGCCGAATACATGCGGATAAACTGTTCGGTGGTCTCCTGGATGCCCAGCCCGGAGGCGGCGGCCAGGTCGCCGATCAGGGGCATCCAGCCGCGGATATCGTCAACCCCGCCCTTGAGCACGCCGGCCAGGGTTGTGGCCGCGGCCATGATCTCCTGGTACTGGAAGGGCACCTGCGAGGCATAGCGCTCCATTTCCTTGAACAGGCGGGCGCCTTCATCGACCGACCCGAGCAGTATGCCCAGGCGGACCTGGAAATTTTCGGTGGTCCGGGCCGCGTCCAGGAAGGAGCGAGCCAGGCGCATGGCGCCGTATCCGCCGGCCAGGGCGGCCATCTGTCCATAAACGGAAGTCAGCCGGTGGTAGGCGGTGTCCAGGGCGCCGGCCATCTGCTCGAACCCGCGCTTCAAGCCGCCGGCGGCCTGCTTGCCCCTGGCTTCGGTCCGGGCCAGTTCGTTCCCGAACCGGGTGATTTTGACCGTGCCCTTGTCGTCAACCGTCAGTTCGATCTGGATGGTGTTGGTGTTGCCTGCCATTCGGCCACCCTTCCCAGGTCAAGCCATTCTTCCGGCGTTAATTCGTCCGCGGCCAGGGGATACCCGGCGAGCTGAAGCCGCCGGAGGTACATAAGTTTGATCGTGTAGGGATGCAGGGCCTCCCACCGCGCCCTGGGGCAGTGAGCGCAGGCCCAGGCCAGATTGTCCCCGCATTCGGCCTCGCATTCTTCCCGTTCCCGGACCGTGCACAGCCCCCGGGCCAGGGCCGTGAGGTCCTCGGTCAGTTTTTTTCAAGGTCCTCGCCGTCCGCGTCCCCGTCTCCGTCCGCGGCGCCGCTGCCGTCCAGGCCGCCGGCCAGGGCGGCTGGAATCTGGCGGGCCGATTCCTCGAACACGATGCGGCCCAGCGCGCCGACCAGGTCTCCGGCGTACCGCACTATCAGGTCCTTCCAGTCGGCCCGAAAGTGTTCGGATTCCGGATCGCTGGCCACCGCGGCCTCCCGGCCGTCCGCCGGCAGAACGAAGTCGCCCTCGCGGATGCCGGTCAGGATGGCCTGGCCGTATTTCAGGCGGGTCTCGCCGACCCTAACATCGAGGGCGCGGCCCCGGCGCTGAAACATTTCGTTGTCATAGGCCACGCGCTCGCGTGTGGACGGCAGGCGGTAATACAGGACCAAAATATCGCCGGAGATATTGTCCAGCAGATGCAGTTCGTTTCCTTCTTCAACCAGTTTCCGGGGCATCATTCCTCCTCGGCCGCGTAGCCGGCCGCCAGATTCTTGATCAGGGCGATCACCGAGCCGTAGGTGCCGTCTTCCAGAACGATCAGGTCGCCGGCCTCGGCCAGGCGCTTGCCGTCCGCGGACACCGGGGCGCCCAGGACCGCGCATTTCGGCCAGATCAATTCGACCTGGTATTTATGGGGACTGTCGAAGACCGCGCCTTCGGCCAGGACCCGCAGCCCGAAAGTGTCGTTGTCGGCGATATGCTGCTGCAGGATGAACTCCCGGAACTCCCGGTCCAGCTTGATGCTCTGCGTCCGGCCGGGGCGGAAGGCCCTGGAGGCGTAAGTCCCGGCGGCTCCGGGCACGAACTCGATTTCCAGGTTGTTGGCCAGGGTCCATTCCAGGGACCGCATTTCCGCCTTGAGCTGGCGGCCGCCGGAAAAGGCGGTTCCGGTCCAGGTTCCGCCCAGATTGATGGTGGTCTGAGACACCCGCAGCGGGGTTTCGACCACCCGGACCGGGAAGGTCATCCATCCGGCTTCGGCGGGGATGTAGAGGACTTTATACGTCACATTGTCCCCGGCCTCGCCCGGCGCGGCGATGGTGATCACGGCCGGAGTCGCGTCGCTGACCGCCGAGTAGGCGACTTCAGTCCAGACGCCCGCGGACAGTTCCACCCGGATGCGCTGGACGTTTTCCAGACGTTCCGCTGCGTCGGCCCCTTCCACGCCGTTGGCGGCCAGGGTCAGGCTTTCGGCGTTCGGCGCGGCGGTGATGCTTTCCTCGACCACGCCGTCGGTATGCTTGCCCGTGCCCTTGAGACTGCCGGAGAGCTTGACCCAACTGTCGGCGGCGAAGGTGGCGGTCACCGATTCCACGAACATGGAGGCGAAACGGCGCTTGAGCACGGTCTGGCCGAAGCGTTGAGCCGCGGTGAACGAGGGCAGGGATCGGTCTCCGTCCAGATCGGCGTTAATGGGCGTGATGGTGTGCAGGTATCCGTCGCCGGCGGCCTCCGTGGCGATATCTCCCAGGGCATAGGCCAGGAGAAAGGCGAAATGCTGGGGCTGGGCCTTTTCAAAATTCAGGACGGCCGCGGCGGTAGCGCCCAGGTCATAGACCGTATCCGGCTCCTCGAAGCCGGTCAGTTCGTCGGCGTTGGATTCCCGGCGCGGCTCCAGGTTAATGATATCGCCCAGGGCCACCAGCAGGCTGGTGTCCAGGTCCTGCTCGGTGTTGATGGCCGTCTCCCGCAAGTTGGCCGACACGGCCAGCAGGTCGTGCGTCGCGCGAAATGATCTCATGGCTTACTCCTGTCCGCCCTCGGGTTCGTTTTTCCGGGCTTCGCCGGGCTCCGGGGCTGGCTTCTTTTCCCTGATTTTTTCAAACCGGCCGCGGACGGCGGCCGGGATGGCGGCTTCATCGTAGGCCCGCCCGCGCTCGAATTTCCGGCCGGCGCCGGGACCGTCCACCAGTTCCAGGGTCTCCTCGCCGGGCTTGAGTCTGTATTTCATGCTAAACCTCCCTGATGTATTCATAGTCCAGAACAGCCTGCTGGAGATAATCGCCGCCTTCCTCCCGCCGGGCCGGGACCGTGGCCGGGCTTCCGGCCAGGTCGCCGCCCATGAGGTAGCCGGCCGGGGCCCAGAACCGCAGGGCCTCGTCCACGGCGCCGCGCATGTCCAGTCCGGCGCCGGCCAGTTCTTCCGTCCCGCCGTGATGTCCGGCATAGATGGCCACCCGCACGGTCAGGGTCTCCTCGGCCACGCCGCCGGTCAGGTCCCGGCGCCTGAAGCCGCCGTCCTTGAGTCCGGCGAAGGGCGTCCGGGCGTGGGGCGGGATGTAGGTTTCCACGGGCACGATTTCCACGGCCAGGCCGTCCACTTCAGCCAGCAGCCTGGTCTTGACGGCCTCCAGCAGGGCTTTCATAGCTTCCCTTTCAGCGCGTAATCGGCGGCCATGCGCCCGAGCCGCCGCTCGTCTTCATCCTGCAGCAGCAGATAGGGCCGGGCCGGGATATTGCCCCAGGGCACGGGCATGGTCCAGCCTCGGCTGTAGAGCGCGGCCCCGCTGCGTCCGGCCGTCCCGAGCCTCCGGGCCGCGGTCACGTTGCCGAACTGGCCCTTCCGGGCGCCTTCCTGCATCACCCGGGCGTAAATCAGGTTGGAACCCACGCGCAGGGTGTCCTGGCCGATCACCTCCGGGGTGATGGAATTGAGCAGATCGCCGGACACGATCAAGGTTTTTTCATGGCCCGCGGCGGCCATGCGCCGCCCGTATCCCGGAGAGCGGGCCGGCCATTTTTTCGGCCGGCCGCCGGCCCGGAAATTCAGGTCCACCGAGCGCAGGATCAAAACCCCGGCCGCTTCCAGAAAAAGGCTCATCCGCTCCAGGCGTCCGGTTATTCCGCCCAGGAGCGCCTTGACTTTCCCGGCGTCGATGGTAAGGCTGACCATCAGAACACCTTCAGCGAGTCCCGGCTGAATATCCGGGGGCTGGATGAAATTTCCACCCGGCCGGCCGGCGGCGTGCCGCCCGGGTCTCCCTCCCCGAGGGTGGCCTTGCCCCCGGCCACGTCCCTCAGCCAGGCGACAACCTGTTCCCGCCGTTCGCCGATGTCCTGGGGAGGACCCTGCCGGCGGCTGTACAGGCGGTAAAGGGTTAAAACCACGGACGCGTCCCGGATGACCTTGGGCGCCGGCGACAGGGGCACGGCGTACCGGACGCCCACATAGCTGTCGATTTCGGCATCCGCCGACGCGATGGCCTCGGCGGCCACGCCGGCGTCAATCTCCTCGTCCCCGGCGTCGTCGGTCAGCTGGATCAGCACGGCCTCGGGCTTGGCGTCAATCAGGTCGGCCAGGTCGCAGTAAGCCATTATTCACCTTCGCCGGCCTGAAGGTCCTTCCAGGCCTGATCGCGCTCGGCCGCGCTGACCGGCGACCCAAAAAGCTTTTCCACCGCTTCGACCGTGGGCCGCCCATCGGCGGTGACACTGCCGGCCCGGACCGCGGCCCGGCAGGCCTCGGCCAGATCGCCGTCCGGCGGCGGCGCCTCGTCTTCCACAATCCGCACCTCCAGCATGGGTTCGGCCCGCAGGCGGGCCAGTTCCCCGGCCGTAAAGTGATCATCCGGATATTCCGTCCAGTCCCGGCGGTGAGCCACGCCGCAGCGGTAAAATATATCCCGCCTGGCTCTGATGGCGATGGTCATAACAATACCTCCCTTACCGGGCGTTCCGGCGGTTTAGCCTTGACCCGTGCTGCCGTAAGACATCTGCCAGAAGGCGTACCCCCCGGCGGCCCGGGCCTCGGCCCCGAACTTGAATTCCTTGCGGTTGAACACGTCGGCACTCTCCTCGGAAACCTGCTGCACGAAGACCGGCGCCTTCCGTTCCTGATAGACAAACGGCTTGATCGGCCGATTGGTGCAATGCAGGAACCAGGCGGTGGCGCTGGTCAGCCTCGGGTTGACCGACAGCTCGGCCGTGCCTTTGTAAGGGTTGGGCTTCCCGTCCAGGAACTTGTCGTTTTCAAGCAGCATCCGGCCGGTGGTTTCCAGGGCCGGGGGGACTTCCAGCACATTCGGCACGAGGCCCAGGGGCCGGCCCTCGTCGTCGGTGACCGTCATGACGGCCAGCCGGGCGGCCCCGTAGCTGGCGGCGGCGCCGGTGATATCGGCCGCGGACAGGACGGCCGTGCCCTTGTTGGATACGCTCGCCCCGTTGACTTGGTGGTCATCATCATAAAAATATTGCCCGTCATAGCAGAGGCTGGTGAAAGCGCCATTCTTCAGGGCGGCCACAATTTCATCCGGAAGCTGCTTGGCGCTCCAGCCGGCGTCCTGGGCTTGAGGGGCGTAAACGCCGAGGTTGTCATCCTCGATGTCGTTCCGGTCCACGGCGATGGTGGCTTCCCAGTCGTCGTTGACAA